TATTGGATGCAATATACATGTAGAAACTTGTCAGTAGAGCTGTGGCTCGATCGAGGTTTGCGATGTTCGCTTGTGTAACATCAATTTCAGGTGGAATGTAATCTCTTCCACTCAATCCTATGTATCGCGCGTGAAACGAACACACAGCATGGGTATTCGTTATGTGTCTCAGAACTATGGATATGAGAGATTGCATATTAGCATCGTATGCAATAAACCCATTTTTCAAGTTCGTGTTGAAAGCTTCAAGTGTCGTATCCGGAAGATCACCTATTTGGGGCGTATCATAGTCCGCATTCACCTTGTTATCTCTCTTCAATTGATCCAGAATCGAAGATGCTTCTCGGAACTGATTTTCCAGCGAATATTGAGGTCGCGTGATAAAATCCGTATTTAATACTCGCAAAGATTGAGTGCGATCCGCTTCGTTCAGATCCGCCCGCTCGAAGAAAGCATCGAGTCCTGCCTTCATCTCGGGCAGACATGCGTAAATGCCCTCCACAATAGCATCCTGAATCATGACACGCAGGTAATGCATCATGAACGTGGCGGTTTCGATGTCGGCAACATCCGTCAGCGTGTACGACTTGGGCTGAGCTGCGCATTCGAGATCTTCAATCATCTCTAAAATGTATGTCACGTAGTTTTCGCGACCAGCTGCTGTCGTCAAAGGGGAAGCAGCGAGCATCTCGCGCGCGTTCTGGGGACGAGCGCCGCCTCCCATCGTAGCTTCCGCGGAAACAATCGGGGTCTTTGCAAACACGTACTTCAGAAGCTTCAGGTCTTCCTCCAAGCTTCGAGCCAAAAGATGAGCTTGCTTGGCGAGTGCCGTAAATACGTCTGCCAACGATCCACCCGACGCCTCTTCCTCGTCACCTTCCCCACCCTCGTCGCCTTCCCCACCCTCGTCGCCTTCCCCATCCTTTCCGTCACCGCCGCCATCGCCATCATCAACATCAACAGCACTGGATCCGTTTGTCCCTTTAGCAAGTTGGCTCGTACGTCGAATTCGATTCGTCAGTTCAACTATTTGAGCACGAAGCTGCTGCACGGCGGCACTTTCACGACCCTGCGCTCCTGCGACTGCTGCGTTTAAACGTCTTTCCAATTCCGTCTTCTGCCTCTGAAGTTGAACCTTTTCAGCATTCCATTCCGCAGTCTTCGAAGCCAGATCAGCCTGAGCGCTCGTCAGCTGTCGTTTCAGATCCACCGCCTGCGCCGCCGTCAAAGCCCCCGTACCGAAACGAGAACGGTAATGCATGAGTTCGGCATTCGCAGCCGCTTTCGCCCTCAAAGTCCCCTGCAACGTGACAACCTCTTCTCGAAGCAACGCGTCGAACGAATCGATCTCGAACTCCATCGTGTGGCTCGCCAACGACGACGTCAAGTCGCCCAGCGATCGCACAAGCTCCCGGCGCTCGCTGCTCGACATCGCCGACGGATGCAGGTCGCGACGGCAGCGCCCGATGCGCTTCAAAAGCTGCTGCAACCCCGGCGCCGACTTGCGGAAAAACTCGTCATCCGCGCAACCGCTCAAAAAGAAGCGCGACAACTGAAGACCCAACGTCGTCACCTCGCCACGCAGCGAACGACGCTTGCTGCTGCTGCTGTGCAACAGAGTCTGTAACACATCCTCCACCAACTTGCGGCGCTCCGAAGCCTCCTGCACAATGCAAGGCATCAGGTAGCCCACCTGCAACTCCGCGCCGGCCCGCGAATGCATCACGCCCGCCCGCACGAAAATCAAGTGGTTCTGGGCATACATCAACGTCACGGTGTTGTCCGCCTCGTCAAACGAAATCGAACGCGCATCGCTCGCAGCGGCATCCTTCGTGCTCACCAACACGTTCTTCATCACCTTGCGACCGCGAACATCCACCTGCGGAATGCGCAACGACAACCATTCGTGCGTCGAATCCAGCGTCACGTCCTCGGCATCCTTCTGATCCAACGCCGAAGACACCATCTTGTACGTTACCGAAGGCACGATCGCCTGCGGCATCATGCGGTCCAACGCATGCTGCAACGACAACCGCGTGTCCTCATCCACGTTCGCGCGACCCCCCGTCGAAGCCGCAATGTAGTTTTCACGGAAGCTGTCAAAGTCCAACGCCGTCATCACCGCGCGCTCCGGAATCAACGTCGGCTCCGACGCATGCTTCAAACGACCGTTAAAGTTGACCAACGCCATGGACGACACGTGGTGAGCCACCAAAAACTCATTCACCATGCGCTGCAACACCTTGCGGTCGCCGTTGAAGCAGTAGTTGCACAGAATGCTCGACAGCTTCTGCTCGTTCGAAGCGCCGCCCGCCATCATGCACTGACCGCCCGCCAACACATCCAAGCAGATCTGCTCCGCGCCGGCGCGCGTGTTCGGGGCGCGCATGTGAGCCTTGCGCTGACGCGCCAAATGACGCGACAAGCCGCTCGGAACCTCCGTCGCATGCGACCCCCTCGGACACTTCTGCACCGGCGTCACGTACACGTTGCGGTCGCCCGAACGAGACACCAGCTCGCTCCAATGGTGAGCGCGGCGACTCGACACGTCACTCAGCGTGTCCTCGCCCCGCATACTGTCACGCCGACCGCGCGAAAGCAGATAGGACAAATTGCGGCCGTCCTCCACCTTGCGCACGAAGCTCGACATGTGTCGCTGTCCACCACACTTGACCTTCTTTTTTGATTATATCGCACACACAGCCACCCGCAAACTCACAAACCCACGACGCGTCGCCTACGAACACCCCGTCGCTTTGGAGTAGCTCGGAGCGTCGCGATTTCCACGACGATTCATCGGACCTTTCGGTCCTTAAAACGTCCGCTCCAATACGACGCCAACCGCGTCGCCTACAAATACCCAACCTTTCATCACGTCGCTCTGGAGCAGCTTGGACCTTTCGCGTGTCGGTCCTCATAAGGTCCGCTCCAATCCGACAAACAGCAAAATACGATACGTAAAGTATGGTTAAAGACACCGATGCCCACCGAGATGAACGAAGAATGCGCCGGTCGCAAACACGTCACTGTGGAACAGCTCAGTACGGCAGGTTCCACTCGAGAATTTTACGTGTCTTCGACACTTAAATTCTCTCATTCCAACCTGACGCAAAGACACGAGGACGCGAAATCGTTGCGTCAAACGCGACAAAACGCCGAACGAATCAACTTGCGACGCATGCAAAGCCTGCTTGATACGCAAGACATACTCGTCGACCCCATTCACCTGAGTCACGTCACAAACGCGCCGCACGCCGACAGCCTGGTGATGCTGCCAAAAAGACGCAACACCGATCGCGAAAGAGTTGAATTACTGCAAGCCATTTCGCTTTGACAAAGAACGTTCCCGGAACGGCTGCCAAAATGGCGGCCCCCGCGAGCATCGAGGTTGGGGAAGCGGAGCGGCTGCTGGACCAGCTGCAGTTTGCGCGAGCGGAGCTGGTGGGAATACTACGCACGCTGCCACCGACGCTTTTGGCGGCGCGCGCGGCGCTCGAACGCGTGATCGACAGCACGAAGCCGGAACAGTATGCGCAGTGGATGGAGAACCCCACGCTGCAGGCGCGACAGTTTGAGGTGGACCTCTCGCGACTTCACGAGATACTCGGTATCAGCGCCGCGGAAGGACCGCTTGACATGCCGCTGTTCGGCTTCGTGCGCTTTGAAACGTTTCTCGACTATTTGACGGTGAACACGGCGATTCTGCAGAGCTGGCGCGCAAAGATCACGTCGCCGCTGCCTGCCACGAAGCCGTCCACCAACTTATTGGCGTCGGTGCTGACTCAGCCGGTGGGGCACACCATGATTGCGGGCATTCGCATTCCGCTTGCGACGCAGCTTGCGGTGCACATTCCGCATCCGGGACTGAACATGCTGCGGCAGCCGATGAGCGCCTTCTCGGGGGCTGCCGCCATGGCGCCGCCTCCTCCGGCGCCGCGCCCGGTGCTCAAGGCGAAGCTGCACAGAGAGCCGGAACCCAAGACGTCGCCAAAGCCGCGTCGGTCCGCGCGCGCGGCAGCAGCCCCCGAAACCATCCTGGCTACGCTCGAAGAACCCTCCTTCACATCCTCGCTCGACCAGATCGATCAACCCTATGACCTTTTCGGCGGCGGCGGCGGCGCTCCCGTGAACGCGGACGACGATGGCGCCGACTTCAACTTCCTGCCCAACGAGTTCGAGTTGCTGAACGGCATCGGCGTCGGCGTGTGACGATTGCGAGAAAAACGAACGTTTACAAAGCGAGCGACGAGGACGGCATCAGTGGCGTCCAAGGCGCGGGCGACACGTAGTGGCTCACGATCGGACGAGACGCCATCGACACCGTGTCGCCCACCGAAGCGCCGCCGTACACATACGCCGGGGGCGCGGGCGTTGGCTGCATCACCATCGCGGTCGGCATCCACGCGCCGTTCGCGTGCTGCATCATCGGACCCGGCGCAAACGCATACGAGTCGCGCCGACGACCACTCCACCAAATCACAACTGCCAACACAATCAACACCAACATCACACACACCAGCAGCGTAGACGAAGACAACGAACGCGAACCCAAAATCGCACTGCGCAAATGCTTCGCTCTACGCGTCATGCGACTGCCGACCCGTCGATCGTCCTCCGTCTCCGCACCACTATCATCATACTCCTCCTCCCCATCCTGCTCATCCTCCTCCCCCGTCGAAGCCCCCACATCGTACTCCTGCCGGCGACGGCGACGAGGCCGACGACGACCGCGCCCCGCGTGCACAATGATCGGAGCCGGAGCCGGAGTCGGAGCCGGAGCCGGCGCGTTCGTGTGCACAATGATCGGCGCCGGCGCCTGCGGGGGCGCAGACTGCACGTACACCGGCGCCGGAGCCTGCTGCACATACTGCGGCGGCGACGCATGCGCGCGACCCAACTGATGCTGTTGCTGAGCGCGATCCTCCACCGGAAACAAACTGCGGTCCTGAGAAGGATCAAACAACACCGGATTGTTGATGGCGTGCCGATTGAACGCCGACATCGCAACTTACGTGTTTGTTATTATTCTCGGCGCACGAGTCAGCCAAATAGTCACTTCCGATGTAGTCTATTCGGTTAGGATGGGAGCCTTTCAAGCTTCAGAACCGGGTTCGATCCCCGGCATCGGAATCTGCACCTTTTGACAGAATTTACTCACCGTGATAATTTTGCACCCCCCCTCCCAACCACCCGTTTCAACATGAAAGGTTCGAGACAGGAAACCTTCCGCAGCGACGCAGATCGAACGACGCAAGAGAAGAGTCTTGCCGACGGTCTCGCGGCGTCCCTGCAGGACGTGCGCATGTGTTCGTGCACCTTCTCGTGCCCGCACTGCCTCGCTACGGAGGTTCGGCGCGCGCAACTGCTGCAGCCCCTGTGTCGCGGCGCGTACGACGTCAAAGGACAGCGAGCGCTCAGCATCATTCTATAAAACGAAAGGCATAGACGCTTGCCGATGCAAGGTTTCGGTGGCGACGAGCACGCCGCGCGCCCCATTGTGTTTCTAGACCTGGACGACACGCTGGTGCTGCCGTTTCGCACCAGCGTCAACGCGCCCGCCGTCGTGAAGCACGAGCACGACGAGTTCTCGTACCTGCGCCCCGGAACGTTTGAGTTTGTCGCGCAACTGGCGCGCTTCGCCACCGTCGCCTTCTTCACCAACAAAGCCTATCCGTATTCCGACGACGTGGTGCGCGCCATCGTGGTCGGCGTGCGCCGAATCAATCCGCTTTTCGTGCAAAACATCGCAGAGTTGCACGACCACGAACTGAACCGCATGCGACTGATCGAGACGGAGTGGCTGCCAAAACTGCTGCACGCCGTCTTTATCGACGAAGACGACGTCAAACGAACCATTCTGGTGGACGACGACGTCGATTTTGTGTGGCGCAACTACGGACATTGCATCCCCGCCATCGATCGCCGAAACTTTGAAGAGGACTGGCGCGACGGCTTAATGCTGCGAATTCTGCCGCTGATACAGACAGCCTTCGAAGCGTACTTTGCCTCGCTCGTTCCGACGCAGCTGTCGCTTCGCGCGTATGAGGAGGAAGATGAGCAAAAACTGTCGCGCAAAGAGCTGGTTTGCGTGTTTCGGCGATCGCTGGGCAGTCCGGCGGAGTCGTGCCCGTGTGGCGGCGACCACCAAGTGGCTGCGTCGCGTCGACACCTGATCGATCGCGAGTGGCGAGAGGTTGTCTCCAACGCGCACGTTCGAACTCGCTTGCGCGGCAGACTCTGCTCCGTCAGCCAAGCGGCGGCAGAAGCTGCCGATTCCAGGTCGCTTGTGCCGCACGAAGAACACGACCCCGTCGCGCGCGTCCTCATGCGCAACGCGTACGGATCCAGAACGGAGGCGGAACAACTCAAACGCAACATGCAGGAACGGGAACGAGGACGCACATCCCAAATGCCCGACGCGCCGCCGGAGCAACTCATGCGCTTTCACGTATCTTCGCACGACGCGAGACTGATCATGCGCTTCGACCTGAACATCGATATGCAGCCGTTGCGCACCGTACGGTACGAGGACGGTGCCTTGCTGCGCATTCGGTGCGAATGACGCTACGTTTGCGTGCGCAACCGCACTGGGTCGCGATGCCCGGCGCGTACGATGGCAAGGTGCAACACGTCGCCTTGCGGAGTTGTAGATTGCACCAACACGGTGCGGGAACCGACGCCGACGCCATGACGCACCAGCGGCGGTCGCTCCAGTATGCTAGACGCGCGGAGCCATTCGCAAACCTGCGACGCGGTCGGGCGCACAGCTGCCGTCTCAAAGTTCAGCACCTGCAACAACGGGGCGAAATGATGCAAGGCGCGCTCGTCGTCCAAAAGCAACGTACGAAACAGCGACACCAGCGCGTACACGTCCGTGGCGCAACTGACCGCCGGCACCACCCGCTCCGCGTGACCAAACACCTCCATGCCGCGTACTAACTCCGGAGCGGCGTCCTCGTCAACGACCGAGCGCGTCAAAGGGATCGCGGCGCGCACGAATGGGTCGTCGTCCGGCTGCAGATTCACCACCGCAAAGTCCCAGTTCAAAAAGTAGGCGCGATCCTGGTCCGTCGACGCGACGCTTTCCGGACGCAGCGCCGATCCGCCGCCCAACACGGACCCGTTTTCGTGCAAAAGCAGCAACGCGCGCGCCAGCGACAAAAACAACTCCGTCCAAGACTGCAAGGAACGCGACGACGTCGCAGCCGACAACGGAGCCACAAAGTCGTGCATGGCTACGTACACATCCTCGCCCGCGCACTCCAACGGAAACACTTTCAGTCGCGGCGGCGACAACGTGCACAGTTGCTCGTGCAGCTGCAAAGCACGCATCCTTCGAAGTCGCGTCGCCGTGTCGCTGGACGACTGCGTGTTGCGAAAGACACGAACGTGCACGTCCGCCTCCAACTGCTCGGACCGCGCCCGGTACAACGTGACGCCCGACGCCATCGACTGCCACGACTCCGGCTCGCACCGTAAAGAATGCGGAACTAGACGCAACGCAAGCTCCACGTCGCGCAACATGAGACAGTGAGATAATGGCGTCAAATAACGATTTTGCGTCAAACGTGCGACTCACATGCTACCGCGACGTGAAGATCTCTCCCCACACACGCACACAAAACTACTTCATAAAGTAGACGACCTCGCGCTTCGGCTTCTTTCGCCGCACGACTTCGCGGCAGATGCAGCGCTTCTTGTTGCAATGATTGCAGACCAGATACGACGAAGAGGAGGAGGAGTGATGGTGATGATGGCGGCGTCGGTAGCTGCTGATGCGTCGCGTTTCGAACGTGCGCGTGCGGTTGAAGCGGTCGATGGCGCTTTGCAGGGCTGTCTGCGTCGGTTTGGCGGCAAAGGCGGAGCCGGTTTGCGCATTCAGGAACTGCATCATATGTTGCATGGCGGTCAGGTGCTCGTTCTGCGCCACCAACTTTTGCGCGTCGTCCAGCGTCCAGCTGTACCCGAACGGTTCGAAGGCGCGGCGCCGCCCCGCTGCCACGGCGTACTGACTCAGCTGCGGTAAGTTCTTGGCGGCAAAGTCGATGTAGATGTTGACATCCAGGTCGTGCAGAATGTGGTGCTTTTGTGGCGTCTGGGACCCCTGCGGCGTCACCAACACTGCAACGGGCGCCCAGTTCCACCCGTCATGACCCTCCGCCGTGCGCAGCAGCATCATGGTGGCGACAACCTGAACGTCGTTGACGTCGGCACTCGAAGTATTCGCCTGCAACGCCCACTGGACCGCGCGCGTCAACACTCGGGCGCGCTCCGGGTACACGCGCGTGTAATACCGAAAGGCATCCGAAACCCTCGGTTCCGCCGCCGCCGCCATGACAACGTGTGTCTTGTCCTTTTACTACATAATATGTAATTAAGCATCAAAGTTGGGGCTTAAACATTTACGACGCATTTTGACTGCGGGTGCGTCGTATTAGAGCTGACCTTTTGAGGACCGACACGCGAAGCTAATATGAAAGCGTCGTATTGTAGCAGACGTTTGGAGGACCGAAAGGTCCGATAAAACGTCGTGTAAATCGCGACGCTCCGAGCTACTCCAAAGCGACGAGGTCCGAGCTACTCCGACGCGACGTGTTGTAGGATGTGTAACGGAAACTTTGAGAATGAATTATCGTACGTTCAAGTTTTTGATGTTTGCGAAACTGTTTGATCGTATGAATCTGTCGCCGCCGAACGTTCCGCGAAGCTTTGATTTCGGTGCCGTCAAGGGGCGCAGAATCGGATCGCCCCCCGCCTTTTCTCTTTCTATGCAGGTGGCGCGCGCGTATCGGCGACTGACGCAAGAGGAGCATGCGCGGCAGCGCCCGGACGCGTACGTGGGATCGACGGAGCGCGCGCGTTCGAATGCGTGGGTGTACGACTTGACGCGCAAGATGGTGGTGCGCCAGGATGTGAACGTGAGCGACGCCTTGGTCAAGGTGTTTGACGAGATTTTGGTGAATGCGGCGGACAACAAGGTGCGCGACCCGGACGGTCAAACCTACATCAAGGTGACGTTGACGCCGACGATGTTTGTGGTGGAGAACGACGGCGCTTCGCTGCCGGTGGAGTTGCACCCGGAGTACGGCGTGTATGTGCCGTCGTTGGTGTTTGGCGAAATGTTGACGGGGTCCAACTTTGACGACACGACCGAGAAGGAGACGGGCGGGCGCAACGGCATGGGGGCCAAGCTGACGAACCTGTACAGCCGCAGCTTTTCGGTGACGACGCGCGACGGATCGCGCGGGCGACTTTTCACGCAGACGTGGACGGAGGGCATGCGCGCGACGGACGGGCCCGTCGTGACCGAGCTGCCGGCTTCGAACGCGCGCAAAGCGAGAGCGCAAAGCTTCACGCGCGTGGAGGCGCACCTGGACCTGATCCGGCTCGGGCACGAAGAAGGCACGCTCGACGCCCCCACGCTTCACCTGCTCGCGCGGCGCGTGACCGACGTCGCCGCCTTCTTCGGGCGCGCAGGCCTGCGCGTGCACCTCAACGACGACGAACACCCGCTGCCCATCGACGGCCTGCTCGCGTACGCACGCTCCTTCGCACCCTCCTCCTCCTCCTCCTCCTCTTCCTGCACCCCCCTCGAAGCCGCCCCGCTGCACTACCGCTCCGTCGACGGCAAAGTGGAGATCGTGCTCGTCTCCGTCCCGCACGGCGGCTTTCACTTCAGTCTCGTGAACGGACTGCACACGCACGACGGCGGCACGCACGTCAACATGGTGATGGAGGCGCTGCAGACGCGCGTCGCCAAGCTGCTGCGCAAAATGCTGGGCAAGGGAAGCGACGAGTCCATCGAAAACTTTGCCAAGCCGCAGCACATTCGCGACCACACCTGGCTCTTCCTGAGCTGCAAGGTGGTCAACCCAACCTTCACCAGCCAGAGCAAGACGCGACTGAGCCTGCGCAACCCCCTGAAGCTTCCCGCGACGCTCTTTGACGACCGCGTGACGGAAAGCACGCCCTTCGTGGCATCCCTGTGCGACAGCATCCGTTCGCGCACCGTGCGCGCGGCGCGCGACGCCACGCGCGTCGCCCCCTCCGAGCGCCGCACCGCCCTTTTGAGCATCGAGAAGCTGGATGACGCCGCGCTCGCGGGCGGCGCGCGCTCGATGGAGTGCAGTCTGATCCTGACGGAGGGCGACTCCGCCAAGTCGCTGGCGGTGGCGGGACTTTCCGTCGTCGGGCGCGAGCTGTTTGGCGTCTACCCGCTGAAAGGCAAACCCGTCAACGTGCAGGGCATGAGCGAGACCGCCGCCGTGCGCAACGACGAACTCAGCGAGCTGGTGCGCATTCTGGGGCTCTCGTTCGGTACGTCGTACGGGTCGCCGCCGCGCGGCTTGCGCTACGGCTCCGTCATCATCATGACGGACCAGGACGCGGACGGCAGTCACATTTGCGGGCTTTTGCTGAACGTGTTTGCCACCTACTGGCCGTCGCTGCTGCGCGTGCACGGCTTTCTGAAGCGCTTCATCACGCCGCTGGTCAAGGTGCGCCGCGGTCAGCAGGTGCTGCACGAGTTTTTCAGTCTGGCGGACTTTGAGGCGCACGCTGCGACGACCCCGCTGCCGCGCGGCGTCTCTGTCAAGTACTACAAGGGGCTCGGAACCAGCACCAACGAGGAGGCGAAGCAGTACTTCCGGGCGCGCGCGCGGCATCTGCTGCCCTTCGAGTCGGCGCGCGCGGAGGACGAACGACTGCTCGCGCGCTCCTTCACGCCCGGGGCGGCGGCGGCGGAGGAGCGCCGACACTGGATCGCGGCAAAGTGGCGAGCGCCCGCCACGCGCGAGCAGCTGCGCGCGTACTATGCGCGTCGCTCGCTGGCGATATCGGCATTCGTGGACGAGGAGCTGGTGCAGTTCAGCATGGCGGACAATGTGCGCTCGATCCCGAGCGTGTTTGACGGACTCAAGCCGTCGCAGCGCAAGGTGCTGGCGACCGTGTTTCGTCGCAACCTCACTGCCGAGATCAAGGTGGCGCAGCTGGCGGGCGCCGTGTCCGAGCTGATGGCGTACCATCACGGGGAGGCGAGCCTCACCGCCACGATCGTCAACATGGCGCAAAACTTTGTCGGATCCAACAACCTGCCGCTTCTGGTGCCGGAAGGACAGTTTGGAACGCGACTGAAGGGCGGAGACGACGCCGCCTCGCCGCGCTACATTTTCACGCGCATGGATCCCGTGGCGAGACTGCTGTTCCCCCCCGTGGACGACGACCTGCTCACGAAGGAACGGGAAGGCGACGAAGAGATCGAGCCGCGCTGCTTCGTACCCGTCATCCCCACGCTGCTGGTGAACGGCTCCGAAGGCATCGGAACGGGGTGGAGCACCAGCGTGCCGCAACACAACCCGCTTGACGTACTGCACGCAACGCGCACGATGGTGCTGCAGGGCGACGCCGACGCCGCGCTGCCGCCGCTGACGCCGTGGTTCCGAAACTTTCAGGGGACAGTGACGCGCCTTTCCGACACAAAGGTGCGCACCAAGGGCGTCGCGCGGCGCGTCAACGAACGCACCTTCGACGTGACAGAACTGCCCGTCGGAAAGTGGACCGAAAGCTACAAAGCCTGGCTCGCGCACGAAATGAATGCATCCTCCTCTTCCTCCTCCTCCTCATCCTCATCTTCCTCCTCGTCGCCAACGAAACGCGCGCGCAGCGCGCCCGCCGCCACGACGCCGCTCATCAGCTCCTTTCAGGACAACTCCTCCGAAGAACACGTCAACCTTCGCGTCACGCTCACCGACCCCTGCGCACTCGAAGGCGACGAACTTCTGCAACTCCTGAAACTCACCTCCGACGTCAGCCTGAACAACATGCACGCCGTCGTGCACGACGGATTCACCATCTCCAAGTTCAGCGACGCGCGCGACATCCTGCGAGCACACTACCGCAAGCGCAACGAACTCTACATACTGCGCCTGCAACTGCTGCGCACGCGCGCGCTCGAACGGGCGCGGCAGCTGTCGGAGCGTGCCAGATTCATTCTGGGCGTGCTGCAGAACGACATTGTGCTGCATCGCCGCAAACGCGCGGAACTGGAGGCGGAGCTGCGCGCGCGCGACTTTGTGCACGTGGATGCGCACCTTGCGCTGCCGTTGCTCGCTTTGACGGAGGAGCGACTGAATAGCGTGCTGGCGGAACGCGACGCGGCGCTGCGCGAGGTGGATGAGCTCGCGGCAACCTCGCACCAACAGCTGTGGATCGCCGACCTCGACGCGCTGCAGCGTCACGTCGCTTTGGAGTAGCTCGTAGCGTCGCGATTTCCACGACGTTTCATCGGACCTTGCGGTCCTCAAAACGTCCGCTCCAATACGACGCACCTGTCGTTGTGAGAAGGGCTGCGTCAGGTTGCGCTGCGCGTGAGAGAATTCGAGTGTCGAAGACACGTAGAATTCTCGAGTAAAACCTGCCGTACTGAGCTGTTCCACAGTGACGTGCAAAGCAAAAAGCAGATGACCGCGACGGGGATTGATCCCGTGACCTTTGCTGTGTAAGAGCAACGCGATAACCACTACGCCACGCAGTCTACGCGCCGAATTCAAAAGCGTCATCGTTTGAGTACCAAAAAAGAATCGTAAAGTAAAGACGCAGGAAAGACACGTTACGGTTCGCATGCCAAAAAAGATTCGAGTTTCGACGCGATCGCGTGTGGGCACGAAAACGCGCGGGAAGGTGATGATGCACTGCCAGATGCGCAACATGAAGAAGGTGGTGAACGCGATGTCGGAAACGCTCAAGATTCGGGTGCGCGAGAAGGCGCTGAATGCGAACGCGGGCGGGTTGCAGTGCGGCAACTTCTTTTCGGAGCTGGTGCCGAGTCGCGAGTTGCGCTCCCGCTACGTTCCGATTCGCATGCTGGGCAAGGGGTCCTTTGGGGTCGTGTTTGACGTCGTTGCGCGCGACGTGTACGAAGAGGCGGTGCGCAAGGCGCGCGACATCCCCAACAAGCGCCACTTTGCGCTCAAGCTGGTGCGCGGGTCGCGCGCGGAGGTTGCCAAAGAGAATCAGACGTCGATCGATTTCGCGCGCAAGATCGGCAGCCGCTACGTCGTGCAGCCGTCCGGCGACATGTTTACGTTTCGAGTGGACAGCGGCGGCAAACAACAGCCTCGCTTCGCGATCGAGATGCCGCGCATCAACGGAACGCTCGAGTCGCTGGTGGACAACTACAGTTTTTCGTCCAAGGAGGATAAGTTGGTGCGCGACAGCAAAGCGGCGCGCGTGGAGGATGTGATCGAAGAGATTCTGCAGCATTCGAACCTGCCGTATTCGCTGCGCGCGGCGAAGGAGACGTCGCTTTGGTATCGCGCCTACGTCGCGGGGCACAGAAGCCACCCGAAGGCGCTGGACTCCTTCAAGCGACTGAACACGTTCAGCGTGAACGTCGGCAGTTTGCTGTGGCAGATGATCGGACGCATGCAGCGCGCCGACGTGACGCACAACGACATGCACGAAGGCAACATTGCGTATCGCTTCAACAAGAAGAAGGAGATGGACTTCATGCTGATCGACTTTGGCTTTTCGAATCTGAAAACCAACTACTGGATGCTGGACGCGACGCAGCTGATTCGCGTGCTGAGCTGGCGCAAGGACAAGTCGCCGCTCGCGCGCAACCTTTGCGTGTTCATCATGCAGCGCATGCGCCGCTGCCCGTGGCCGGTGTGGCCGCCCAACAAGCGACACGCCGACATGGACAATGCGCGCGCGCAAAAGGCGCTCGACGGAATCGCGGATCAACTGGAAAAGAAACGGTACGACAGAGCCATGACCCTGTGTGAGGAATTTTACGACGAGGCGTTTGACGCCGGTCGCTAACGCAAACCGATGCGCCGAATGTAGGCGCGCTTTCCGCGACACAGCGCCACGTTGCACCCAAAGGAGCCGCACGACGTGCAGCGATTCGTCGGACACCGCGCCGACTCGTGTTGGCGACTGGTGCAGTGCAAACACGGCAGCGACTGCATCGGCGATCGCAACGACGGCAGCGACTCCGACCCTTCGCGCCAGACCAAATCCTCCTCCCCGCGGTCAGATTCCTCAAGTCGCACAACACTCGAATCCTGCATCCCAGAAAACACTATTTACTTCCTACACACTGACGCACGTCGCTTTGGATTAGCTCGGACCTTTCATCTTAGCTACGCGTGTCGGTCATCGAAACGTCCGCTCCACGTCACTGTGGCGCTGCGCGAGCTCAGTACGGCAGGTTTTACTCGAGGTTTTCTCGGTCCAAATGGACCTCAAACCTATCACGCGCAGCGCAACCTGACGCAATACGACGCAGAGCGGAAATACCGTTCCAAAAAGTTACGTGGCCGTCGTATTGGAGCGGACGTTTTGAGGACCGACACGCGAAGCCAAGATGAAACGTCGTGGAAATATCGACGCTCCGAGCTACTCCAAAGCGACGTGTAAGATAAAACAAAAAGGGCTTCGAATGCGGGGTAGAACTCTTTCGAGCGAGGCACGTTTGCGGGCGTCGTCGCCGTCCAGTCGAGGTCGCGCGCCGTCGCCCGTGCGCGCCATCGTGGGGCGCATTCGCGCGCCCGTCGCGTCTCGACCGCGCGCCAGCTCGAGCGACAGCATGCGGCTTCGGTACACATCGACGCCGCAACATCACGTGCACGCACCGGCGCCCGTTCTGATGCCAACCTCCTCCGCCTCCCGCGCGACGGTGGCGCAAGAAAGTGTCAGCGACAAATTCAAGTTTCTGCTGCTGGAGGATGCAAACGAGGCGGCGCGCGTGGCTGCGGATCATTTGCTGCAATGCGTGCGCGAGCGCGGTCCGCGCAACGTGTACGTGTCCTTCGACATCGACGACACACTGCTGAGCTACGTGGATCCGCACGACGACTACTGCACGCGCACGGTGTCGCTGTCTCCGTCGCGCGAACTGTACGCGCTGGCGTCGAGGCTGGGAGTTTACATTCTGCTGATTACGGCGCGCTCCGATTCGGTGTTGACGGCGCAGGTGACGCAGCAGCAGTTGCTGGAGCGCGGCTACAGTGGGTACGCGGCGTTGGTGTTGCGCCCGGTGCACGTGACGCCGGCTGCCAGCGACGTGGCGGCCTTCAAGGCGCTCGCGCGGGCTCGTCTGGTGCCGCCGGGCGCGACGCTGGCGCTCAACGTGGGCGACCAGTTTACCGATTTGCTGGGCGCTTTTCCGGACAGCGAATACGCAGAGGTGTACAAGCAGAAGCAGGCGCGCGCCTTTTACGCCGTTCAACCGACGGATGCGCGCGATCGCTCCACGCTGCACGTGAAGCTGCCGCACCTACTTTGACCACGGTTCAAAGCGCTTAACAGAGTTGGGGGCGCTGGCGACGGAGATGACGAGCGGCACGGAGACGCTGCTGCCGGATCGCGCGGCGCGAGTTACGCGCTTGCGGGGTTGAAACAGAACGGGAACGGGCAGGACGCCGTCAGAGTCGGCGGACAGGATGGCGCCGTTGGTGCTTGACGATCCGAAGCACGCGCCGCCGTTGCCGATGCGCATGGCTTGTACGTCGGCGGCGACGGATTCCGACAGCGACATGGTGCCGTTCGTGCGCGTTTCGTTCAGGCAGCGCGCGAGCACGCTTTGGTCGTACTCCAGTGCGCGTCGGAAGACGGAGCTGGGTTGGTGCGCTTCGGCGGCGGCGTTTGATGCGGTTGAGGCGGCGGCTGAGGCGGTTGATGCGGTTGAGGCGGTTGATGCGGTTGAGGCGGTTGAGGCGGTTGAGGCGGTTGAGTCGGGTGCGCTGGCGGCGGGTGTAGCGATGGCGCGCGTGACGAGACTTTTCGGAAGCGGCAGGAAGCGCCCCAGAAGCTCCGTCGTGATCAGTGGCGAGGACTGGCGGCACTCGTACAGTTGCGTGCCGTTCGCCAGCGTCGCTGCCGGTTTTTGTGCGTTCAAAAGCGACGCGGAGAGCGGCTTCGCGCCGGGCAGAGCGATGAGGTCTTGAAGTAGTGCGTCTTCGCCTCCGTCGGCGGACGTCGCTTGTCCGCCGTTGCGACTGGAGTGCACGCGGGGCGCGAGGATGGTGACGCGTCCGGTTCCGACGGGGCACATGTTGCCGACGATGGTGTTTTCGGTGACGCCGCGCATGGGGTCGTGCGCGCCTTGGAGAGCGCCGCGCAGGCAGACTTCGACCGCCTCCTCGAACGACGCCTGCGCCAACACCGAGCCGCTCATGTTGATGACGCCGTGCCGGTTGGCAGCCAGCATGCCGTCGCCAAACATGGTGTCCGCCAGCAAACGAACGTGATGGTCGTTCACTTTGTCGCTCATGTTGGTCACCGCCATCATCTCGCTCAGCCACACGCGATGCGCCGCGCACAACCCCAGCACGTTGTTCACCTCCACCGGGTGGTTGCTCACCGTGCGCGCCGCATCCACGAACGGAAGCGACAACACGTTGCCCAACGCCGTCCCCTCCGTCTCAATCATCTGCTCCTCGCGCCGCACCCACGTATCCGCCGTCTCGTCGTACTGCACCGTGTTCTTCTGCACCACCACCGCCCGGTGCACGCCCTCCAGCCCCGTCACCGGAATCGTCATCACGAAACGCTCGCTCGTCACGCGCACCGCCATTCGCTCCGCATCCATCAAACTGACGTTGCCGTCGTCGCCCAAGAACGCCAGGTAACTGCACATGTCGGCGCACCGAAACACCAATCGCACATCCAGAAACGTCAGGGTCACAAACCAATCCTCGTCGCTGCACTCATCGCTGCACGTCACGCGAACCAGCGCTCCGAAAAAGTCGTACAGGCAGTCGGCGAGGTCGAGCGGCATCACGCCCGCGCCGATGCACGCGCTCTTGCGCAGCCGGTACCGAGCCTGCACGCGCGTCTGCATGAACACGCGCGTTTCGTGCACGAGCTCGAAGGAGACGCGCTCCACGAACTTGGCAAAGTTGCTGGCTTCGAGGGCGCGCGCCACGTCCGTCGCCCGCCACGGCAGCTGCTGCTTCAGGTACACGTGCATGGAGGGCGTCTTGATCTCGGCGCTGCAGTTGAGCAGCTCCACCAGTCTCGGAACCCCCATGTTGACGTGCGCATTCTCGCGACCGGCGGCGTGGAACGTGTTGAGCGTCGTCTGCGTGGTGGACTCTCCAATCGACATGGCGGCGCGAGGTCCCACAGAGTCGCCAGCCTGCGCCCGGCAGCGGTACGTTTGCAGCAACGCAAGCTGCAAAAACGCGCGCAATGCGGCCAGCGAAGGTCGCTGCTCGCGTCGCTCAAAGATGCCGCAGCAGGCGCGCGTGTAGCCGCACACCACGTGTCGGTACGGCTGCGGCATCGCGTGCGCGAGCTGCCCGTCCACCACGTCGCGCAGCATGTCCAGGGCGGCGACCCAGTAGGACTCCTCGTCCACAGACGACAATAACGTATCCGACGCCGTCGTTTGCTGCGCGCGCGACAGAAGGCGCGGGCCGTGAAAGGGGCTTTCAAAGTACCCGTCCCAGGCGCCGCCCATGCGACTCTTTCCGGTCCGCAGCACCTTGCGCCCGCGCGAGAAGGGCAGCAGATGCTCGTGCAGAATGCGCTGCCACAGGCGCCGCGGAACGGAGCTCCACACGTCGTCACAAATCAGGCTCTTGCGCGGCGGCAGCGGGGTGTCAAAGTGCGGGTAGTCGGCGCTCTCCACCATGGCGGGGTTCAGACCGTCGCCGCCGTACGACGTCTGCACCAGGTGCCCGCGGCCGTCGCGCACGCTCATGTCCTCCGCCACGTACTCTGACTCCGTCGTCGCGCGCATCTTGCGCTGCATGGCGCCCGTCTCCGCCGTCTTGACGCTCGTGTCGCTCAGGCCCTCGCGCCCGCCCTGCGCGTGCATAAACATTTCCTGCGGGTTCAATCCGTCAAAGTAGCAGGACCGAACGAAGCCGCCGCTTTCCATCGTGTGCTCGCCGCCGCGAAAGCAGCTCAGCGTGGCTTCCCCGTTCTTGGTCTTCAGGCGGCGCCCGTTGACGCTTTGCTGCGCCACCGTCGCGGCGATTTGCGCAAGGTTCATGGTGGACCCCTTCGAGCCCGCCTCCACCATCACGTTGAAGGCGTTGTCGCGCGCGACGCCCGTGCGCTTCATGGACTCCTGCACCACCGACGCGGCATCCACCAGCACGCGCCCCAACGTCTGCTTCAGATGGTTCTCGACGTCACGACCGTCCGCTCCGTGCAACGTCGACACCAAACGGTCGTGATACTCCGACACCCCCTGCAACATGGTTTGCACCTGCGACTGCGACGCCGCGTGCGCCTCCGCACAATCTCCCAGACCGATCGAAAAGCCCCGAATGTGCGTCAAATACTTGATCGCGACGCGCTGCAGATCCGAGATCACGCGCACCGCCGTCTTGCCGCCAAACTCGTTAAACAGAACGTGCACCAGGTTGCCGTGCACCGTGCCGATGGTGCGCTTGTCCACGGCGCCCGACAAAAGGTCGCCGTTCACGATCACGACGTGGCCGTTGCGCTTGTCTCTGGCATTGTTGCGGCGGAAGTTGAGTCCGCGCGGCAGCAGCATGGAGAACAGCTGCCTGCCGCTCCAGCGCCCGTCCACGGGCGGCGGAATGACCGAGAAGGGGTCCGCGTTCGGACTGCTGCTTCCGCGCGGGTAGTGAATGTGCATGGCGAGCTGGCACATTTCGTCGCGCGACAGGAAGCAGTCGCTTTGCGTGAGCAGGTACCATCCAACCAGCGTATCCATCACGGCGGCGACGACGGGCTTTCCGTTGTTGGAGACCACGTTGCGCGCAACCTCCATGATGGAGATCATCTCGGCGGAGGCGGACGGCACGTGCATGTTCATCTCGTCGCCGTCAAAGTCGGCGTTGTAGGCGGTGCGCACGCCGAGCCCCAGACCGAACGAGAAACCGGAACTCAGCTTGGCGTAGTGACACATCATGGAGCCGGTGTGCAAGCTCGGCTGCCGGTTGAAAAGCACCGCGTCGCCGTCCTGCAACGGGCGCTCCACCACGTCGCCCACGCGCAGCTCGATCGTGCTGCGGTCCTCGATGGTGCTGATTTCGATGCGGTCGCACGTGTCGGCGCGGTACAAGGTGCGCAGCCCGCGCGCGAAAGGGTCCGTGGCGGGATAACGCAGCCGCTTCTGCATGTCGCGCAGGTTAAAGTCCGTGATCACCACCGGAACCGCCAACTTGTTGGCGATGACGTACGGAACGCGCAACTGGTCCACGTCGAGATCCACCTCCGGACTGATGACGGAGCGACTGCTCATTTCGACGCGCTTGCCGTTCAGCGACCCGCGCCAGCGACCGTGCTTGCCCTTCAAACGCTCCGCCATGTGGCCGCGACCGCGCGCCCCCATGCCGCCGCCACCGCCGCCTCCTGCCCCGCCGCCGCCGCCGTTGCTGATCATCGCGACGGCCGCGACAAAGTTGCGCTTTCGAAGCTCCACCGACGCGCTCGCGCGACCGACGTCCGTGTCCTGCTGCTGCTGCTGCTGCTGATGATGCGGAACCAGCACCTCGCACGGAAGCGACGCGCGCAGCTTTTTGTTGGACGCCACCTTCAACGGCATCAGGTAGGAGCTGACCTTCACCTGCAGCTGCGCCAGCAGCTCCATCGTGCGCAACGGAAGCAGATAGCCCACGCGCGACTCCTCCTTTTTCAGCAACTCGTTGGTTTTGACGATGTCGTGCAAGCGCAGCGTCGCGTCCGCCTGCCCCTTTGTCTTTTCGTCCGCGGACCCGTTCGAAAGCGTCGAGTTGTACGGGCGAATCGCCGGCGGCGGCACCAACAGCACCTCCAACACCATGCTCTCCGGACGCGTCACGCTCGGCGTAAACCCCATCGCCGCCACATCCTCGTCCGGCACGCACGAAAAGATGCGGTGCACAAACGACGGCACAAACGGCTGACACGCCCACTCGCGCTCCGCCTCCGACGCAAACGCCGCCGACGCCGGCCACACGCGCTCAATCGCCGACCCCAACACCGTGTACACCGGCTGCGGCGCGTAGCAGTGTGCGCAAATCGAACGAGTCTTGCACGCCAACATCATGGCACTCAAGTCGCCGCGCGACGCCACATACTTGACGTCCGACGCCGCCAAACGAATGCGACTGCAAAACAAACACACGCACCGCAACACCTTCACCACCGTCTTCAGGTAGCCCTGATGGTACACCGGCTCCGCCAATCGAATGTGACCGTTGTGACCGCTGCACCGCAACACGTCGCAGCCGCACTGCGCACAATGCAAACTCTTATCCGTCGTGCCCATGAACGGGTTGTTGACGCCGTGCACCGACGGAAGCGCGCGCTTGCTCAACGTCGCATCCGTCACCTCGCCCACACTCATCGCAAGAACATCGCGCGTGCTCAACAAACTCAACTGCACGCCGCGCACCACACCCAGCTGCAGACGCGGCAACACGTCGGTAAAGAACTCGTCCACGCGCGTTTTGCGACGCTGAGACCGCAGGATCAACGACCGCCCGCGCTCCGCGTCCGCCGCGCGCGCATCTTGCACGCAGGCAGCCAACAGAGATGCCATCTCATAAAAATGACGGTCACGATACGTATATCTTTTATTGATAGTTAGTAAAGCGCGCGTTCGGGATGCCGTACGTTTTCGAACAGGGTGCCTTTCGGTGCAAGCTGGCGACGCGCCGGTGCCTTGCGCGCAAAGTCACGGACGGCAGGCGCTGCAAAGTGAAGGTCACGATCGGGCTGCCGTACTGCTGGCGACACATGCGCGCGCTGCTCGGCGTCAAAGTGGCGCCGTCGCGACTCGAAAACGCCGGCAAGGGCGTCTTCGCGGTGCGCAACTTCAAAAAGGGGGAGTTTATCACGCCGTACGACGGGGAGATTCTGAGCAAAAGAGAACTCGACAAACGGTACCCCGGCGAAGAGACGGTTGCCTCGTACACGCTGCGCTACAAAATGCGCAACCGATTCATCGACTCCGCCTGCGAAAGGTCCGTCGGCGCCATCTTCAACATGCACCCGGAACGCAAACGCAACAACGTGCATCTCGTCACCGCCAAAAGCTGGGCGCGCAAAAAACGCAACCGATCCCTGACGTCGGCGCTCAACAACCACATACCCGTCAAACATCGAAAATCCTGGAGACTCATCGCGGTCGCCTCCAAACGCATCGAAAGCGGCGACGAACTGTACGCAGACTACGGTGAAGACTACGGACACTTTGAGGAACACAAGACGCGCTACGTGGCACCCAAACGCATGCGCAACATCAAACTATCGAAGCGATAACCCGAGCGCAACACACCGCGCAAGGATGCCCGAGCCTGGTCTAAGGGGGTGGATTCAAGTCCCACTGTGCCTAGTACGCGTGGGTTCGAATCCCACTCCTTGCAAAATGAACTTTTTGATCTTTCGCTTCCAGAAACATATAACGTTCTCCGAACCGTCGGAGAACGACGCTTGACGTTTACGTGGCGCGGACATCTCCCCATCGATGGTGAGACTGATGCGCGGTGACAAGATGGCTATCGTCGCTTCAAAGCACCGGTCACTTTCGCACCACATTGTGCAAGGATGCCCGAGCTTGGTTAAGGGGTTGGACTTAAGTTCCACTGTATTTGTTTACGCGTGGGTTCGAATCCCACTCCTTGCATTTGTTTTTCGTTTTATGCGTTGGAAACCATAAACAATAGATTTCTCACGATGCTGTCCTGGCTGTCGATGGCGCGCCGAACGACGACGCCCTGAAAGCGGCGCTGCACCAGAATCCACTCGTACGCGCACGTGGCGCAGATGGGGGTGTCGCCGGCGGTCAGGCGAATCAGCGACGACGCGCCGCTGTCGAAGCGCACGTGGTTCTGCAGACAGATGGCGCACGTGTCCGTTTCGTGCGCCAGATGACCGTGCACTTCGCACACGACGCGGTCCGCGACAGTGAAGCGAACGCAGCCGCAGTAGATTTCGCGCCACGACGGAAGGCAGCTTGAAAAGTTCAAAGGGTCGCGTTGAAATACATCCACACTGCGCGGCGCGTTGTTCAGTTCATCGCCGTCCGTGACGAAGGCGTCGCCCGACGTGCCCAAACGCAGCGAGAAGGGGCGACGGTCCGCCAGCTCGCTCAGAAGCTGCAAAAAGTTTTGCGCGCCCGTGTGCTGCACCTCGGCGAACTGCGTGGGCATCGAGTACCGAAACACGCGCACCGACACGAACGCGGGCTCCGCTTCAAGCTCCGCTTCGGGCTCCACTTGGACCGGGCACGACATGAAGGTGGCGGCGGGACGGTGGGGACTTCGATTGTGGGGCGAAATGAAAGAACGTTTCTTAGCTTCGTTTAGCGACGGCGCTGATCGTACGTCGTCGGCATGTAGTTTCCGGCGTCGGTTGTGAGACTGGAAGTGGCGCGGCTTGCGTAATCAGACGTGACAAACATGCCGCCGTCATCCGCCTCCGACCGCAAAGAACCGCCGCGTGCATACAACATCGACGCCATCGCCTCGTGCGTCATGCCCGTCAACTCGCGACCCGCGATCCGGTTTCCTTCGCGACCGGGCATGTGCTGCGCCTGAGACGGATGATGCTGCGGCTGCTGATGCGGAACGTACACGGCAGTTCGGTGCGACGCCAAGCTGCTTCGCATCGTATCCGGACCCACGCCCCGCGCCGACGACAACGCCGCCGACGACGAAGAGGCACCGAGAGCCGCACGCTTCACCTCGCTCTCGCCGCCGCGCTTAAACGCACTTACCAAATCGCACATCGTGCACGCCGGCGTCGCCATTTTTCACCGTAGATTTGCTTTGCTTTGCTTTCTATCACCACCGCGACACGTCAACTACACCCTCATGCAAGTTTCATGGCAGCAACGTCACTGTGGAACACGTCGCTTTGGAGTAGCTCGGACCTTTTCTCTTAGCTACGCATGTCGGTCCTCAAAAGGTCCGCTCCAATACGACGCAGCTCAGTACGTCGGCCTCCACTCGAAGTTTTGTCGGCGCTTCGCGTGACGGACCTCAAACCTCTCACGCACACGTCGCTTTGGAGTAGCTCGGAGCGTCGCGATTTCCACGACCTTTTATCGGACCTTTCGGTCCTCAAAGGGTCCGCTCCAATACGACGCAGCGCGACTCGACGCAAGGCAGCGCGACTTGGACTATATGTGAGGCTGGAACACGTTTGCGTGGTTGCGTCGCTTGTGCACGTGTGCGTGTTTTCTAGAACGTTCTGGGTGTGCGGAGGGTGCGCCGGCAGAATCGGCGTGCATCAGGGGTTTGCATGGAGTCGTCGAAGCCGAAGGTGGCGAGCGGAGCGCGCTCCGCTCTGGCGGGCAAGCACAGGGCGGTCGCCATGGACGATGCACACAAGGCGGCGATGCTGGCGGCGGTGTCGGCGCTGCGGGTGCGGGGCCTTGTTCACGTGCATCGTGAGGTGCGCCGGGCGTGCCGCGATCCCGCGCGATGCGTGCACCCTGCGGTGTTCTCAACACACAAGCTGGACGCGCTGCACCCGGTGAAGGAGTTTCCGTCGAGCGAGGAGCTGGACGGCGACTGGACGCCCGGCCTAAGCTGCAACCTGTGCATGCGGAACAACGTGCGCGATGCTGGGAACACCATGCTGTGCTCGTGCGCGCACAAGACGGTGCTTCTGGGCGAGTCAGGCAGCGGCGAGTCCATGTCCATGTGCCTCATGTGCGCGAACAGGGGCCGTCTGCGTCACGGCGGGGCAGCGGACGCGTAAAAAGCCCCGGGAGGAATCGAGAGAGAATTTATCCAAGTTGTGAATCCTAGTCGTGATTTCCACGACCTTACCTCTTAGCTTTGCGTGTACGTGTTCGACACGCAAGTAAACCGAAGACTGCGTTGCGACTTTGTATGCGTCGTATTGGAGCGGACGTTTCGAGAACCGAAAGGTCCGATGAAACGTCGTGGGAATCACGACGCTCCGAGCTACTCCAAAGCGACGTGCATCGGCACGTCGAAGCGAGCGTGCACGACGTTCCAAGCGAAGGCTTCGACCTGGAGCGCGCCGTCTCGTACCGCACCGTGTTGGAGCGGGTAAGCGAGCTCACGTGCGTTTCGATGCGCGGCGTTGTGCTGCCTCTCGAGCAGGCGGGTCACGCTCCGTGCGACGCGACGCTGCATGTGTACGACGCGCAACAGAATGTGCACTGGAAGGCGCCCGCCATGCTGGCGCTAAACTGCGTCGGCCTCGTGACCGACTTTGTCAACGGCAGGCTGCTGCTTCGAACTAGCGACGGAAGACTCGCCCAACCTTGCCGTTACGCCTTGCACGCCGTCCTGCACACGGACGGAGAAGCGCGCGTTTTGTACGCCGTCGCCTCCGTGCACGAGTTCCTGATCGCGCGCGCCATGCTGCAGAACGGTTCTACGCCCTTCGGTATCGTTCCCGTGCACCTTGTCGGCGTCAGTCACCAATTTCCGCACCGTCCGCTGATCGGGTTTGCGCGCGCGCGCGAATCCATCTCCACGCGCATGTGCCAGGACATTGAAGCGGTGCAGGAGCAGGAAGAGGATGTGCACGTTCGACGCGTCACCGCCGCCTCCCTCGCCAACCTACTTTGCAAAACGCTCGCACTGCTACAAAACCTACGCGATCGTTACCAATTTGTGCACAACGACCTGCGACTCGACAACGTGCTGCTGCACCCGCACGATGACGACGACGTGTGGATTTGCGACCTCGAATTCGCGCGCATCCGGATCGGGGATACGCTGTACGTGCGCGGCGATCTGCTGCAGTACAACGATCGCGAATGGGGCTGCTTCGTGAGCGACGGCGACGCGGAGCCGTTCGCGGGAGTGGATGCGCAGTTGTTGATTCTGAGCGCCATCACGCATTTGGTGCTGTACGTCAGCGCCAGCCGCAACCCCGACAGCGAAGAGGCGGCGCTCGCGCTGCATTTGGTGCAGGTGTGGTGCCTGATGGGGCGCGAAACACCCGTTCTGTTTAGCGCGGAGGAGATGATGCAGCACATGATGCTTCGAATGTCCAGTCTGGAGGACGCCAGCATCTGCGTGTCGCACTTGCTGCGCTGCGTCTCCTCCAACAACCGCATCGAACGCGAGCACGCGTCGCCGCATGCCCCCGCCGCGTGGCGATCCGCCATCTTAAACACGCAGCGCGCCAACTTGCCGCCAGCCGTTGCGGAACGCGTCGGAAACGTTCTGCGCTGGATTTCACATTGACGTAATATTTTGGACTCTCCGGCGGCAGTGCGCGCGTCGACACCATTCGCGGGCTCCTCTTGCTGCTGATCATGTCCGCGCTGCGTTTCTGGAGATCAGAGGCGATTCTTGCGGATCCTGAACACGCCACCAACTCCATCCTGAGATGCGCGTCGCTCGCCACCGTGATTGCATCGCTGATGATGTGTGAAGACGCCACTTCGCAGAATGTGGAGGCGCTGCACAGAGCTCTTGAGCGCGTGCGCCACCTGCCAGCGTTTTCGGAGATTGTGACTCGCATTCAGTCCTACTTTGCAGCCGGCGTCGCGTTCTACGAGTCTTTGTTTCGTCGCGAGCCCAACCTGACGCTGGGCGTGCACCACCTGGCTTTGAGCGCGGCGTTTGCGGAGCACGTCTCCGAGCGCACGTACCTGGCGTACATGTTGCCGCTGCTGCGACAGGTGCACGAGCGCTTGTTCACGTGCAACGTTCTGCTGAACCATTTGCAGTGCGAGTGTCGTTCGCAAAGGCTGACGAAGCTGACGAGTTGCATCGAGCGCGCCTTTTCGCCGTGCTGCCAGAAGTCGCTTCCGGTGCGTCCGATCCTGTACGCATCTTTGCGCGCCTGCAAAGGGGGCACGCGCTTTGGCGTGCTGCACGACGACACGCGCGTCGGCTATTTGCTGGCGGCGGGCTGCGACCCGGACGACGCCTGCGTCGCCATGCTGCACACGTGCGTGTTTCAGCGCTCCAGCGTGCCGGAGTCGACGGATGTAGTTTCGCAGGATGACAATGCGCTTTACGCTCGTTGCGCGTTGCTGCGCGCGCAGGTGCGCGAAGCTGCCGAGTTGTTGCAGTCGGTGTGCTGCACCGTTTCGGGTGAGGTGACGTTTTCGGACTCTTTGTTTCCGGTCACGTTGGGCGGCAGGCGCATGGAGCACTACCTTGCCGACGACGGTGCGCGCAGCGAGGATGTTCCGTCTTTGGCGTACGCTCCGAAAACGTTCAACGAGGTGGTGAGCGTGCAAAGTGGCCATTCCAGCACGCTGCAGCCCGTGGAGCGCTGGATCGACGCCATGTGGGGCGGCAGCGCGGCGCTGGACCGGTTGCTGCACGCCGCCATGTCGGCAAACCTGCTGGACCCGCCGCTGCCGCAGCTGCGCCGCCGCTCCTCCGTCGGCGTCGTGGCGCAACACATGGTGCCCATGCAGCTGGTGACGGCGAGCGCGGCGTTCAGCGGCGCCATCGCCAACAACTCGCTCGTGCACGTGCTCTTCAACGTTCCCGACGTATCCATCGTGCACCGCATCAAGCAGCAGCTGCGCCGACGAAAACCCGGCGTCGTGTCGCACGAAGCGATGCGAACGGGCGGGCAGTGGACGGCGGCGCGCGACCTGACCTTTGCGCTTTGGTTCTACAGGCACTTGATCAGAAGCGGGTACCGCCGCCTCGTTCCGCAAACGCACCGCGTGCAGGTTTGCAGCGTGGCGCTTCGCACCGCGTCGTCCTCGCAAACGAAGCGACTGCTGCAGCACGTGGAGGAGGCGCTGCTGCGCAGCACCACGGACGACCTCGAAGACGATGCACTGTATCCGGTGGGCGTTTCGATACACGACGCCAACGTGAGCGCCAAGGAGCTGCACCGCGTGCACGGCAACCTGACGTCGATTCTGCCGCCGATCCCGGCCGACATTCAGGTTGTAAGCTGCGCGCCCGTCACCGTGCTGCACCGCAACGACGCGCTCGAAGAAACGGTGCGCGTGTCGATGGCGTGCGCCCTCAACGCCGTGCGCGACCACGTGCTGCACGAATGGGACCTGCGCTTTCAGGGCAAATGCGCATCGAACTGCATCTCATTTGACGACTGCGTGCTGCGCTACGTGGACCAACTGAACAAGGCAAAGCGCGGCGAGCAAACGCGCGAGTTTGAGCGACACGTGGGGGCGCTGGACACGCTGGATGCGCTGCTGACCCTCACCGCGAAACTGCCGCCCTACACGCTGCTTCGACTGCAAAGCCGCGAGCCCATCATGGGCATGCTGGCGACGGTGCGTGAGATTGCGTGCAGCCCGATGTGGCTTTGAATTCGAGAGACACCCTCCCCACGTCACTGTGGAACAGCTCAGTACGGCGGGTTTTACTCAAGAATTTCACGTGTCTTTAACACTTAAATTCTCTCATTCCAACCCGACGCACTCTCTTAGAGAACCTTGGACACGACGGAGGTCATGAGGCGCGGCGCGGCGGCGGCGTACGGCTTCGCGGCGCCCATCGCGGATTGCAGCACGACGCCGAACTTGCCGCCATCGTAGTTTCCGTCATTCTCCTCCGTGTTGGTGACGGTGCGCTGAATCACAATGCCCGTCAGCGCCGACGCCAGCAACGACATGTCGCCCGTGCGCCGCAGCCGCTCCACCGTGTCGTACGCCAAATCGCCATCCATGACGGCGTCCACCAACACCTGCGCGTCGTGCACAGCAAAGCGCGATATGGTGCTGTCGTAGCGCGATCGCTGCAAGCGACGCATGGAGGCGCGAATGTTGCGCATACAGATCGACTGCGACTCTTCGCGCGCCAGTGCGTGGCGCAGCTGTCGGCGCTTGCGGTCGTCGCTCAAAAGACGCACCGCCACGGCGCGCGCCACGACGGCAAACTCCTCCGGGTCCGACGCCAAACGCACAAAGTCGCACGCCTGCCCCGCGGATCGCACGCGCATCGCGATCACGGCCGGCGCGAGAATGAGCGCCACGCCCGCCTTCACACCAAACACGTCCGGCAGAATGTTGAACAGAGCTCCGAAGTTGACCTTGTGGCCGCCGGCGTTGCTCTTCACCTGACCGCTCAGCTTGCCCATGCAGCCGGCGTACGTCTCGTTCATGCGGTAGCAAAAGGACTCAAAGTACTTGAACAGCAGAGGCTCCGCTCGGATCGCGTTCATGTCGGCGTCGGAAACCTCGCGCAGCTCGTTGGTTCGAATGGCGTGGCTCACCTCCTGCCGCGTCACCGTTTGCGTCAGGGCGCGGCGCACGTCGTCGATGCGAGTCGCGAGGTCGTCGTACGCCACGCGCGTGGGACCGTCCAGCAGCTCCGACACGCACGCGGCCGCCGCCGCCTCGGAAGCGTCCGCTTTGCTTTCGTCGCTGCTGCGCCGCCACGCATCCAGAGCGGGGCGCATGATGTGCGAAAACCACGAGTCCTCCGCCTCGTCGCTGCCGTCCTCGCCGTAGTCGACGCCGCTCCACGCCTGCAACGCCGCGCGCCAGGCGCGCCGCTCGATCGGGGGCAGCACCACCGACAAGCGGTGCAACCGGTCGCGCGACGCATGGTCGCCGAACGAAATCGCCCCTTCCGACGTGACGTGCAATTCGTCCACGCACAACACGGAGTGCACGGCGCGCTGCACGGCGTCGGTTCGGTAGTCTCCATCCATCAGCGAAACGTACGCGCTCGCCAGCCGGTCGTCGCACTCCAGGGGCGCGATCGGGTGCCCCAGACGCGCAACGTCGCGCACCACCATCAGCACAAAGTGCACGCTGATGCGGTTGCGTCGACCGACGCGCAGCAGCGTCTCCAGAAAACTCAGCTTCAGGGAGCCGCTTCTGCGACTTAGCATAGAGAGCGCGATGCCGGCCGCTTCGTCCGCGCCCGCCGGGCAACGCGCCGGCCACGCCACCGACTGCGCCGTCGCCATCGCCTGCAATCGCAACGGAACGGCGAGGTCGATCCAACACTGCACCAACAGCGACATGGCGGGACCGATCGCCGACGTGGCGTAGTAGGTGCGCAGCAGCAACGACGGCGTGTGCGCAAAGACGCCCGGAGACGACAACGGGGAGCGAGCGCTCGTGGACGGCTGCAGGTTGCGCTCGTTCGTGATCGCACTCATGACGGCATCCATCAACTCGCACAACACGTCGCGGTCGTACTCGCGCCACTCGCGCCACTCCGACTCGGTCACGACGCCGGTGCTGACGGCGCGGCGCTTCAGTTCCGTCAAAGTGAGCGGCAACGTGTCCTGAATGTCCAGCGCCGTCAAACGCAGCGCACTTTGCAGGTGGTGGCGCAGCGACTCACTTTGCGCGGCGGCGCTCATGGCGGGCGCGTGTGGCAGCGCGGCGCTGCTCAGCATCGGCGCCGGGATCGTGTACGACTCCCAGTTGGGCAGAAACAGACTGGCGGCGGCGCGCTCGATCCAGGCATCCAGCAGCCACTCGAAGCCGCTGACGCCGCCGCCGATTTCGGTGCCCACCGCCTCGTGCAGCGCCCTCATGTCGGAACGCAACACCAAACGCTCAAACAACGGGGCGCTCGGGTCGTGCTCTGCCTCCACGCACTTCAGCACCAACTTGGCGAGACGGGAGCGCTCGTTGTGCAACATCGGGTCGGCGTCGGAACCCTCCAACTCCGACAAAAGGCGCGCCAACCCGTCGCCGTCTCGCAACCGCCAAAGTCGGTGCACGCGAATCGCAAAGGGGATCTGCGCCGCCAAATTGAGCGTGCTCGACAACGCCGCTTCGTACGACGCCTTCTCTTCCGACTCTTCGCCGTCCGGAAGCGACGGAACCGGCCGCGCCGCGTCGTGATAGTACGACGTCAACACGCGCGTGATCTTGTAATTGTCCGACACCACGGCGCCCCAATTGTTGCACCGGCCGCCGCGATCAAAGTCTGCCAGTTCCATGTCGAACGGACGCATCGGACGACGAGACTCGGGCGGAAACCACGAGTACTCCAGCCACATCAAATCCGACTCCGACAACGTCGGCAACATGGACCGAATCGTCTGCAACAACGCCCTGTCGCGACGCGCCAACGGCACAGAGGTGTGCAAATAATCCAACAGCGCCACGAATGGAAGTTCATGGCGAGCAATGTCGCGCAGCAAGGGCTCCATACTGAATGTGTGATTCAACAAACAGAGGGTCTTTGATTTGGTGCTTCTTTCGTCGCGTCACTGCAACCCGTCGCTTGGGAGTAGCTCGGACGTTTCATCTTAGCTACGCGTATCTGTCCTCGAAATGTCCGCTCCAATACGACGCAGTGTAAATAGACTTTTGTTCCGAGTCACTTATTCAATCAAACGACACTTGCGCCGAACATGGCTGCTCCTGCGTGGCGACGCCAAGATGACGAAGATGACGACGATGCAGGAGAATCGCATGTTGCCGCTTTGCATCGAGAGGACGACGAGGACGACGGGTCTGAACAGAACCTAACCGAGTTCCCGTTCACGCACGCGGAACTGTCTCGTATGATCGAGCGCCTGACTGTGGCGTGGAGAAGCATACATGCGGCACGCCGAAACCACCACACGTTGGGTGATTTCATGTCGGTGCTGCAGCAAGCCGCGCAGGAGTTTGAGCATGTATTTTTGCAACTTCACCAACCGGTGATTCGGCATCGGGACTGGATTCTCAGTCAGTCAGTGTACCGCGCCATGATTGCGTATCGCGGTGATGTCGGAGGACAAAGGGCCGTTGAGCTGGATCAGGAGACGAATGCACCTGCACTCCGTGATGCCGTCGTTCAGCTACTTAACCTTCGACGCATTCTGCAAGAAGCTTTGCCGAGCGCCGGCATGAACCTGAACAATTTCCTGCGCGGCGTTCCAATCAACTACGCGTTCGACTGCATTGTGGAACAACGAGACGCGAGAACCGTCGCCAAGTCGTCGGGAAGCTTCGGATTCGGAGTCAAACCCGCAGCGACAGGGCCCGAATACCATGTGCTCACACCCAACGTCACCATCCTGACGGGCGATGTGCTGCTGGATCAGACGGGCGAGCACATCGCGGTGTCAACCACGCCCTTGTACTTTACGATGCGTCAAGAGTCTATGCCACCCGTCGGCACCGAACACACGTTTCACCACCTGAGAACGCGCAGACTGAGAGCCGTCATCGAGTCGCGCATAGATGACCTGGCTCGACGCTCACCCCTGCCAAATATCCGTGCACACATCTTGCATCTTATAGATTACATTCAAGCCATCTCCGAACCGCAAGGATCGCAGGTGGATGTCGTGGAAGCCATGGTGGCGCAAACTATACAAAATTTACAGCAGAATGAACACGTGGACCCGCTGAACAACCTCTTGGATCAGCTGCAGCTTCTTAGAGGCGGCATGCTGGGCTCCGAAAAGGCGCGCAACATACACACGATGCACTCCGCCGCCACCTCCTCTGCAATTGTATCCCAAAGACAGCGAGGACAGCAGTTTGTACAGAGCGGAAAAGAAAGCAGACGCGAGCGACAAAGCGAGCGCCGCAGAATGCTGGGGGCCTCGTATGAGCAGCAAAGGTCCGAGAAAACTCGCGGCGACAAGTGGGTTCTTGAACTCGATCGACGTCGCTTGCAAATAATCGATGATCTCGAATCCAAAGACATGGATTCGATTGCGGATGAGCAACTCATGTCGATGCTTGTGTCGATCGAGTCGACATCATCGCCCGAGCATTTGACGACTACGCACGAATCTCCCTATGCGTCGGCATGCAAGATCATGTACTCCGCCATCGAATGTATGCGAATGCTAAAGATCGATTCGGAAAGCAGGTTCGATCGCCGGTGCTCCTTTGCGCGCGACGTGGCCTCCGTGCTGGATCGCGTGAACGAAATGCACGGCACTGAAACCTCCGTATCAGAGTATTACGTAGATTCAGCAAAGTCTCGAATGCTCGGCAATACTCCATCGACGTACGCGTCGATACATCGTATCGTACGCAACCATGCAGTAACAAGTGTTTGGGCATTGATCTCTGACAGGCATCAGAGTCATTTCGCACCCCAACCGAAGGATCTAGACTTGGTGCAGTGCCTGTTGGAAATATACAGCAAGCACGTGGAGTTTATGCAGGGGTGGTTTGATGGATAAACATGTTAAACATGAATCCCGAAGACTCTGTTGCGCCGGCGGTTGCGCCTTCTTCGCCGGAGCCGCGGTCGGTGCACTTCTCCGACTCCACGTTGCTGCGATCCGGAGAAGATCCGGGCGTGACAACACCAGCACCCCCCAACCGGCTGACGCAGCAGAATGTGCGCGAACTGTTTGTCGAAGCCATGACGCAGCCATGGACGACGCTGGCGCTGCTTCTACTGAGCGTATTCGTCACCGTCATCTCCATTTACGCATTGGTCACGGTGGTTGAACACAACGCCGTCATGTCGCGCATGCAGCAGGAAACGAGCCACCTGAATCGCCGCGTGACGGAAATGCACGCCTCCGTGTCGGTTCTTCTACAATCGGCGCCGCGCGTGGTGTACCGGGTGCGAACGCCCGTGCACCGCTCCCTGCTGGGGTCGTTTCCCGCCGTCTCGTCGGATCTTCGGAAACCTCGACTGCAGTGCGACGACGTCGACGTTGACGAACTGACGTCGCACATGTCGTCGCTGCAGTTGGAACCGAGCGATAGCAAGATCCCGAAGCCGAGCGAAGCTTCCGCGAAAGCTCCGAACGAGGGGTTAAGTGAGAGTGGAAATCAGATTTCGTCACCGTGAGGAGATCTTAGCTTGCTGCGCATGTCGGCTGTCGCGAACGCAGGTGAAGTGGGCGTGGAGTCTCCGGTGTTGGTGATGAGTCTGGGCGGTCGCGGGCGCGACGATTTCACCGTGAGCGGAAAGTTTCACGTGCACCGCATCACGCCCTTTGTGAACCCGAAACTGGACTTTGCGTTCGGTGTGGTGTCGTCGGATCTGCTGGCGCAGTCGGTGCCTTCGAAGGCGTGGTCGCACGCGTTTCCGCACGCGCCTTTTCTGGGGGCCAGCGCCGACAGCATGGTGGCGATGCTGAACCACAAGCTGCTGCAGCATCAGGAAGGGGACGAAAACCAGCTGCAGAAGCGGCGCCGCGACGACGACGACGACGACGATTCGGAATCATCGGAACCGGTCGTGCAGGCGCTGTCGTCGCTGATCGGAGGCTCGCTGGTGAAGCGCAAGCTCGCCAGCGGACGAACCCTCGCGAAGGCGCAATCCTACATCTCGCCCAACACGCGCGTGGCGGCGTCGGCGCTGGACGGCAGCGTGCCGTGGGTTCTGGCGGGGCACGTGTGGCGGCTTTCGCGCCCGCTCGACGTGCAGGAGATGTGCAACGGGCAGCAATGCATGCCGGGGCGCTACCGACTGGTCATGACGGCGCTGCGCTGCGTTCCGGTGCCGCTGCAAGAGGCGCAGATCGAAGACATCGATTGGGACGACGTGTTGCCCAAGCTGAACAACGCCGTGCGCGTTCTGCGCGCCGTCGGTTTGCGGTCGCTGCCGCCGACGGAGGCGAGCGCGTCGCCGTTGCAGGCGGTCGGGCGCGACGCCATCGCCCGTATGCTTTCGTACTCCTCATCCGACATCTGGAGCAACGCGGCGCGGCGCGCGTACGACTACCAGTGCGACGCGCTGGTGCCGCGACCGCGCGGACGGCCGGCGCCCACCTTTCACCCCGAGAAGATGGATGGCGGCGAACACGCCTACTCGCTGCCGCAGCTGCAAGACCTCGCCTTCGACCTCGGAACCGTCACTGTGCAGGAGAACGGACTCGCGCACATCGACCGCTGCCCGCGCTGGAACGTCGAGACGAAAATCAGCAGAGGCATGACCGACTCCTTCAAGGAGTTTGGACAACGCAACATACACTTTGAGTGGAGCGCGCAACTGCAACTGGTGTCGGAGTACGAGGTCACACGCGCGCACATGACGCCGCTTTCGACGACGCGAGCGCCGCGCGACGAGGACGACCTCCCCGCGCCCGTCCGCGCCAAACGACGCGGACCGGTGCCGCGGCCCGCCGCCGCCGCCTCGCAAATCACCGTGCCCCAAAGCACCAAACTCGCGGCGCTGCACCCCGGCTTCTTCTGGTGCGACGACAACGAACTCTGCCACGCACTCGTGACGCGAAGCAACGTGCGCGCCGAAAGCGCACTCGGCGTGCTGCCGCACTATCTCGACGTGCGCACACAAAATCTGTGCGACACGCGCTCCTGCATCGCCACCTCCTGCATGACACCCATCGCCACCGACTCGGTGCGCATCAACTACGAACTCGAAGTCGAGACGCTGCCCGAACAAGAGACGCGCGGCGCGCTGACCAAGTACGGCGTGTTCACGTGGGTAAAAAGCCCCAGCGTATCGTGCGGCTTCTACGAACACGTCGCGCAAGATGCCGTCTTCGACATTCTGCGCAGCATCGCGCACGAACGTTTCGAACCCGTGGAGCTACCCAGCGAACAGACGATGCTGGAGATTTCACAAATCCTGCTGCTGCAGCACATATCGACGGAACAGATGCTGCAATCCATCTCCGCACAAGGGGCGTCCAGCGAAACCCCCGCACCGATGGAGCCGCTGCTGCAGGAGGCGCTCTCCGACTGGCGCGGTACAGTGAACCGACTGATGCGCGTCGATGCATCGTCGCCGGCGGCCGCCGGCGCCTGCGTCGTCGTCGAAAAGGATGGCAGCGCCTGCGCCTGCGTCGTCGAAAAGGATGGCAGCGCCAGCGTCGTCGAAGAGGATGGCAGCGCCTGCGTCGTCGAAGAGGATGGCAGCGTGGCGCGCGACTCGGACGGACGCGTCGCAAAGCTTCTCGACGTGCAAGCCAACTACCTCACGCTGCTTCAGGTGATTGGCGTCACAAGGGGCGACAGCGACCCCGACGAGGCAGAGGAAGATCGGCGGCTGCGCGCGCTGCTGCACGGCTTCCTGGCGATCAAATACGCACGCATGATGGAGACCGACGCCGCCGCCCTGCACGGCTACCCCGTCTCCGCCACCGAAAACCCGCGAGCGCGCGCGCGTTTCGTCGCCATCGTGCGATCCGTGAGATAAATAAAAAAGCAGCATGAAAAGAACGCTCAGCGGCGGCGGCGCGAGACCGTTGCTTCCGCGCGACAAACACGTCGTGTCGCCGAAGGGCTGGGGCAAAGTGAAACCGTCCTCCGTCGCGGAACGGGCGGAAATGCCGAGCGCGTGCTTTCTGCGCCAACCCTCCAGCTACCCGGTGTGCAACAAAAATACGGGCAACTTTGAGTGCCGCGGATTCCTGGCGGCGAAACGGCGCGCGCAGCTGGTCGCGACCGATTCGCGCAGCGTGCGACCGGAGGCGCGCGCGCAAGCTCGCGCCGTCGCTCGGCGAGCCGTCTCGCAAGCGCGCAGCTACGGGTGCGAGTGGGCGAAGCGCGGCCAGGCGCAGGCGGATCTCTCGTTTGCGAGGTGAAGCACCTTCACTCCAAGGCGACGGGTTTCGGGTTGACGTGGCGGTTGATGATGAGCTGCGAACTGCGCATGCCTTGATCGTACGAGTCTTTGAAGTGGTAAAAATCGAAGCGGCGGGGCGCCGTCCCCAGGCGCAGCAACATGTAAGCGACGGCGCTCACCATGCTGTGTATCGTGATGGGTTGGTCATGCGGTCCGTGCGTGAAGCCAAACAGTGAGAAGGGGTAGAAGGGCACAAGATCGCGAGGGTCGCGCAGCTGGTGAATGGAGGTGCACGCGCTCGCCAGTTGGTCCTGAAACGCGCGGTTTCCGACGCGCGGGGATCCGAAGGTTACGACGTGCAACTCAATGTCTTCAAACTGATAATGCAGATCCAGCGCCGCGAGACAAGCGATGGCACCTCCCATGGAATGCCCGGTCAGCAGCAGTTGCGTCGGTTTGCGTTGCGCCACGATCTCGAGCATTTGCGCGCGCAACGATCGATACTTTCGGAAAAAACCGCGATGCACAAACGCAGAGCCCACGAAGCGCGTGGTGCGGAAGTCGAGATCGTGCAGCCAGTCCATGGCGGTGACGGTGGTGCGAAACGCCAGAACGTGCATGGAGTCGGGGGGCGCGATGTAGGCGCCGTACGAGCGCGTGCGTTCGCTGGACAAAATGTCGGTGTCGTCCGTGTCCTGCAGTGATTTGGACGCGTCAATCCATTTGACGTGCTTCCAGGCGGTTTCGACGACGTCGGACGACATGCAAAAGGTACGTCTTTTAATGTACACGGAAAAAGAAAATTCTGTGCGGAAACTTTCGGCGCCGGGGGTGGCGGGCAGAATCACATCGCGCCATGTTGTCGGCGTCGAGCGTGCTGGATCTGGAGGCGGGCGTGAAAAGCTATTCGCGGTCGAAGCGGAGCGCGCGTTCGGGTTCGGGTTCGGGTGAGGAGGATTCGGATGACGACGGCGGTGAGGAGGGCGATCGCGCTTCGTATTCTGCCTCGTCGGACGAGACCGAGAGCGACCGCGACAACGAGTACGAGCGCGACTCGGAGGCGGAGCGCGAAACTTCCGGCGGCTACGAGCCCGGCGTGCACATGTTGCCGATTTCGCAGGAGGACGAGGACGAGGACGAGGACGAGGACGAGG